GGAGTGGATTCTTATGACCAAGATGAAGCAGGAGCGTCAGATTCTTTGGGAAGTGCAATAATTTATCGTAGATTTGCAAATACAAATATACCAAGCGATTATGTTGTCGCTGAATATACTGATAGACCTAAGAAAAAAGAAGATTTTTGGGATGGATGTCTAAAGTTAGCAGTTTACTATAACAGTAAAATGTTAGTAGAATATACAAAGATAGGTATATTAGATTATTTTAAACGTATGAATGCGTTGAAATATTTAAAAGAAAAACCAGAGTCTGCGCATAATCCAGGTTCTAGAACAAGAAACCAATATGGTGTTCACATGAATAAACAAGTGAAGGCTTTGTTGGAAGACTTGATAGATGATTATATTAGAGAAAATGTCAAAGAAATTTGGTTTTTAGATTTAATAGATGAATTGGCAAATTACGGATTAAGAAATACTGACCGCGCAATGGCGTTTGGTATATGTTTAATTCATAATATAGATAATTATAGAATGAGAGTTCAAGAAGAAAAAATAGAAGATATAGGTCTTAAATATTATACAAGGAGTATAAATGGTACTCCAATTAAATTAAATTAAAATGAGTAAAAAAACAACTGCCTTTCCGTCAATGATGGTTTCAGAAAAAGAAAAAAATACAGAATGGTGCGAAAACGTATTAGATTCTATTGTTGGATATATGTCCAATGATGGTAGCACATATTCACAGTCAAGAGAAAAAGATATTGCAAATTACTCTATCTATAATGGTAATATAAATCAAGAGGACTACTCATACATAACAGAACAATACGGACTGTCATATCCAGCTAGATTAGTAAACTATCCAATCATTACTCCTAAAATTGATTTACTTATAGGGGAAGATTTAAAAAGACCTATAGACATGAAAGTCTCTACTATTAATAAAGAGGCTGTCGTAAGAAAACTAGACCATAAAATCTCTATACAAATGAAATCTTTATTAGAAGAAATTCATTCAGAATTTGAAGAAAATTATGGAGCTCCTATAACTGACGAAGGACAAGGAATGCCAGTTCCAGATGATATAGCTATATATATGAAATACAATTATAGGGAAATGATAGAGGAGAACGCTCAAGATGGATTAGAGTATGTGTTAAATAGATATAATTTGAAAGATAAATTTAAAGAAGGGTTTAGAGACTTATTGGTAACAGGTAAAGAGTTTTTTAAAGTTGAAGTATTGAATGGAGACCCTCACGCTCGTAGAGTGGACCCGCGTTCTGTAATATATGACGCTTCTACACATTCTGATTATTTAGATGACGCTTCTTGGGTGGGAGAAGAAAGATGGCTATCTGTTAATGAGATTAATGACGAATTTAAAGAATGGTTGACTAAAGAAGATTTAGAAGAGTTAGATTCTATGAGAAATGCATTTGGTTCTGATGTAGGAGGATATAATGATAGTTTTTTATGGTTAGACGCTGGATACGGTAAAGAAACTCGTGTTCGTGTAGTATCAGTGGAATGGAAATCATTAAGAGCTATTAAATTTAAATTATCCCCTAATAAATATGACCCTGATAGACCATTTAGAAAAATGGTAAAAGATACATACAGAAAAAGAAAGGGAGAAGTTGTAGAGACAAAATGGGTAGATGATATATGGGAAGCTACTAAAATTGGAGGAAAAATTGTTGTTAAAGCAAAAAGAAGAGACAATCAAGTTAGAAGTGTAGATGACCCAGGAAAAACACCTTTATCATATATTGGATGTATAAAAGGAAACACTACAGGACAATCTACCTCTATAGTAGATTTGTTACATAACGTACAAATGTTATATAATATTGTAGTTTACCAAATAGAATTAGCTATGGCTCGTTCAGGTGGTAAAGCTGTAGTTTATGATACATCTCAAATACCTACAAATGTAGGAATGGATATGCAAACAGTATTATATCATTTAAAAACAGATGGTATTATACCTATTAATTCAAAAGATGAAGGTGGTCAAATAGCTTCATTTAATCAATTTCAACAAGTAGACTTTACATTGTCTCAATCTGTTCAACAACTAATTAATCTTAAGGTCATGTTAGAAGATATGGCTGGTCAACTTTCTGGAGTAACAAGACAAAGAGAAGGAGCGGTTGAACAATATGAATATGTAGGTAATGTACAGAGAAGTGTAGTTCAATCTTCTACTATTACTGAATCTTGGTTTTATTCTCACGCGGAAGTTAAGCAAAGAGTTTTAGAAAGTTTGTGTAATACCATGAAAATTGCTTGGGCTGGAGGTAAAAAAGCTGCAATGATATTAGGAGACGGAGCTTATAAAACTTTAAATATAATGCCAAGTATTGCTTTACAAGATTTTGGAGTTTATGTAGGAGACGCTGGAAAAGATGACGCAATGAAACAGGTGGTAGGTCAATTAGCTCAATCTGCATTACAAGCTGGTAGTATTGATTTATTAAATATATTAAAAGTTCTAAAATCTGATACTATGACTGAAGCTGAACATGTTTTAGAAAAAGGTATGGAGAAAATGAAAGAACAAGCTGCAGAACAACAACAAAGAGAAATGCAGCAAATACAAGCTCAACAAGAAGCTGAACAAGCTAAATTTCAAGCTGAAGCTCAACTTAAACAAATGGATAATGAAACTAAAATACAAGTTGCTAATATCCAAGCGGAATCTAGAATGGCTGTCGCTCAATTACAATCAGAAGATAAAAGAGATATACATGATTCGTCACAAGACGCTGAGTTTAGCAAGAAATTAGCAGACCATGAATTAAGTAAAGATACTGGTAAAAAAGAAGAAAGAAAAAATACTTATACTGGTGAGTCAGAAACAACTGCAGATGATAAAGTTAGAGCAAAGGAAAAGATTGCAAAATAATTTGTATCTTTGCAAAATAGGGACCAATAAATTAAAATAATATGTCAGAAGAAAAATCAAGTTTAGTAGAAGAAGTTTCTAACGAAGCGGCTGCTAAAGAAACAGAAGGAATTAGTCAAGAATTTAATCCATTAGCATTTACAGAGGGAGCTTCTTTAGGAGAAGTAGAAGTTCCAAAAGTTGACGATGAAGGAGAACCAGTAACAGATGAAGATGGATGGAAATGGGATAAAAAAGAAGAAGAAGTCAAAGAATCTGAACCATCAGAAGAATATGAATGGGAAACAGTTACAGAATCTAAAGAAGAAGATAATTTAGATTGGGATAAAGTTGCGAAAGAATTAGGAATTGAAGGAGCTTCTAAAGAGGAGATAAAACAAACTTTAGCAGCTATGAACAATAAAGGAGATGATAGTTCAAAAGAAGTTACAAGTCCTGAAATTAATACTTTAGAAACTTATTTAGATTATTCTAATAAAGACCTTATAATAGAAGAATTAAAAGCAGACGGATTAACTCAGCATGAAATTGATGATACAGTAGATAAAATGCAACGTAATGGAATGATTGCTGTTAAGGGTAGGGAAATAAAAAGAACTATTAAGAAAGCTATAAAACAACAAAGACAACATTTAGCTGAAAGTCAAAAACAACAATCAGCAGCAAAAAACAAACAAATAAGTGATGCAAGACAAGGATTGCAAACTCACTTAAAAGATATGGATAGATTCATGGGAGGTAAAGTAACGAAAAAACAGAAAGAAGAGGTTTATAGATTTGCTACTAAAGATATGGCAAATGAATTATGGTCAAGTCATGCCAATGTCGCTGACGTCGCTATGTTTCTGCTGTATAAAGACCAAATCAAAGAAATTCTTCGTTCTCAAGGCCGTAACGAAGGTAGTAAGAGTCTAATGGATAAAATACAATCGCCAAGCCTTAACTCTGGGAAAAACCGTAATCCTTATCAACCGAAAGGAAAAGGATTCGACCCAAAAGCTTTTATGAGCGAGTAGACAAAAGTAAGACAAAGTCTAAAATAGTTGAAAGTTAATTGAGCAAATTTAAAATAACGTTTAATTAATAAAATTTAAAAAAATGGCTACAATCAAATCGGGTACGTATGGTAATGGAACAACGGCTGCAAATGCTTTAAATGAAAACTTGTTACAATATCCAGAAATTGCTAAAACTTTAATATCTCTTTACCCAAGATATTCTATGACATATCTTCTAGAACATACTAGAAGACATGCTTCTGAAAAAGTTTTAGGAGATAGTTCTTACGAATGGAAAGTAATGAATAGACTATCAAGAAAATGTTTAATCGATGCTACAGGTACTAATACAACTGTAGCTGCTGGTGCAACAGACACATTTGATTTTGAAAACACTTCAGGTGGTGGTGCGGAAGATTGGTTCAATTTATATGATGTAGTTAGATTCTCTGACGGAGCTACTGGTTTAATAGTTGCTCATGATGGTTCTAACACATATACAATTGAAATGATTTCAGCTTTATCAGCTGCTGCAAATACAGTTGGACAAGTTGTTGGAAGAATTGGTTCTGCATTCCCTGCAGGTTCTTCTGGAGCTGATGTTGGTGAAAACAACATGTATCCAGATACTTATAAAAACTGGATGACTATCAACAGAAAGAAATGTACAATCACTGGTAAAGATGCCACTGATGTTTCTTGGGTTGAAAACAATGGTCAATCACTTTGGTATTTCACTAAAGAGCAACACATGATGGACCAATTTATGTATGAGCAAGAATTACAAAGATGGTATGGTGAAAACTCTATATCTGGTACTTCCTACGCTACTTCTTACGCTGATACAAACACTGATATTATTTCATCTATCGTTGCTGGTGAATATGCTGATGGTTCAGCAAGACCTGCAGTTGCAGTTGGTGATGGTGCTCACACTATTGGTGATGGTGTATTAGCTCAGATTAGTTCAGCTAATCAAGCTACATATACTGCTGGTTCATTAACAGAAGATATCATTACTGAGTTTATTGGAAAAATTTCTCTTAATTCACAAACAGCTGAAGGTAACCATTGGGTTGTGTTCACTGGAACTGAAGGAAGAATTGCTTTCCATAGAGCTATGAAAGACCTTATTGTTGCTCCTGCTGGTGCAATGACAGGTGGTTCAATGAAAGATATCAAAGCTGGTTCTGATGTTGAATTAGGAGGTAACTTTACTTCGTACAATGCTTTAGGAAATAAAATTACTATTGCTTATTGTCCAGTATTTGATGACCCACATATGCATGGTGCGTCTGGAGGTACAAATTCATTTGGAGACACTAGATTAAAAGAGTCTTTCAAAATGGTATTTATGGACTTCGGTTCTACATCTGGAGTTTCTAATGTAGAATTAATTACAAAAGGTGCTGCTGGTATTAATCGTTCACTAATTAAGAAATATGTTGGAGGTATGGTAAATCCTTACGATACTAAAGGCATGATGGCTCAAAACGGTGATGATAGATTCCAATGTCACGTTTTATCTGAATCAGGTATTATTGTTAGAAACCCACTATCTTGTGGTATTCTTTCAGCTGCCTAAATTACTAATTTGATAGAGGGAGGATTCGTCCTCCCAATATCGCCTAAAATAAAAAAAAATGGCAAATTATTTAAGTATTTCAACAAAATCTGTTGAACAAGGACAAGGAAGACTTCCTAAACTAAGGGGTCAAATTAATCCAACAAAAACAGTAAGTTCTGATACTACATTATATGACTATGAAAGCGGCTCAGTCGTTCTAATGGGGTCTAATGGAGTAGACATAACTTTACCAGCTGCTGCCGCTGGATTAAATTTTACAGTTATTCAAACAGCTGATTATGCAACTGCTGTATGTACAATTATTCAAGCTGCTGCAACTGAAGATTTTTACGGTGCTCTTTATGGTACATCTCAAGGTGAGAGTGCTGGTACTGATTCTGATGTAGGAGTTTCCGCTAATACTAAAATTACCTTCTCTAGTGCTTCACTAAAAGGAGATAGAGTAAGATTAGTTTCTGACGGTACTGTATGGTATGTAGAAGCGTTTGCACAAAACACTGCTGCTATAACATTTGATAACTAATAATTAATGGAAGACGGAGGGGCTTGTCCCCTCCAAATTCCTTATATTTGCATATGGCTAAAAAATTAAAACATAAATTAGTAGTAAGAGACGGAAAAGTTATAGATATTGCTAATGAAGAAGAAGAGAGAGGTAATGAAACATTTTCTATAGGGAAAGCTTCAGGACTTAAATGGGGTAAAAGAAATTACCAAGAAACAAGAATCTCTACAAATGAGAGAGGACA